GTAGGAGGGATTTGAACCCTCGCGCCGTTGTTTAGACGACCTACGCCCTTAGCAGAGCCTTAAAAAACAACGCTATAACGTTGCCGGATACAACCAGATGGGGCAACACCGGGGGCATCGCCGTCACTCGTTAAAAGCGGCGGTTGCCAGCTCCACGGCTGCCAGCTTATCCTCAAAAAGCTGGTGGCGGCTGTAATGCTGCGTGATATCCCTGACCGCGTGACCAAGGATCAGCTTTTGCAGCAGCGGCT